GTGGGTTTCCATTTAGTAAACAATTAAAAAATTTTTGTATGAGGTATTGGAAAGATGAATAAATATGAAAAAGCGTTGCATAATTTAAGGCAAATTGAACAAACAGAAAGGGTAGCTACTAAAGAGGAAAAAGAAAGAGAACGACTTGCAAAGAAAGTAGATAAACAAAAAGGAGAATGTGAATAAAAATGACTGAATATATTAACTTGTTACACGGTGATTGCCCTGAACTGATGAAAGACATACCAGATGGCAGCATGGAGATAAATAAAGTATATTGTATGGATAATTTAGAATTAATGAAGCAAATGGATGACAATAGTGTTGATTTGATTTACAGTGATATTCTTTATAATACAGGTAAGAAATTTGATGATTTTGATGACAATCTGGGTTCTCCACAAGAAGCTATTGAGTGGTACAAGCCCAGAATTAGAGAAATGTATAGAGTGCTGAAAGACACAGGTAGCATATATTTACAATGCGATAGTAATTTAGTACATTACTTAAAAGTTGAAATGGACAGGGTATTTGGAATTGAAAATTTTCAAAGAGATATTATTTGGAGAATAGGTTGGGTTAGTGGATATAAGACACAAGTTAAAAATTGGGTTAGAAATCATGATAATATTCTATACTATACTAAGTCTAATAAATTTACATTTAATAAGGAGTACATACCTTATCCTGAAGGTTATGTAAACCGTGATGGTAAAAAACCTAAAGGCAAAGGAATTCCTATTGAAGATACCTGGAATTGCAGTGAGAACGATATTTTGAACTCTATACAAATAATGAGTTTTTCTAAAGAAAAAGTGGGTTATAATACACAAAAGCCTAAAAAGTTGTTAGAAAGAATTATAAAAGCTAGTAGCAATAAAGGTGATATAGTAGCAGACTTCTTTTGTGGAAGTGGTACAACAGGTGTAGTTGCTAAAGAATTAGGTAGAAACTATATAATGTGTGATATAAGTCCAAAAGCAGTGGAAATATCAGAACGGCGAATAAGAGAATCAAGAATAAAGCTTCGAGATGAGAGAACAAAGAAAATAGACGATGAAGACTGGAGTTGAGGAGGAAGAACTTAAAAAAAATGTTAACTGATGTACCAACTACATTAGATTTATAAGGAGATTACATGGAAAAACAATTCAAATGAATACATATAGAGATTTAGATAGGTGGTTGAAAAATGAAACTAACAAATGATGAAAGAGTTATATTAAAAAATATTGATGAAGATTATAAATGGATTGCAAGGGGGTATCAATGATTTTCTTAAGTCCTGTAATGATAGATATTATTGAGTGGAATGATAATGACCCTAGAATACACAATAAACCAAATTGTAGATACAAAGATAAAAGAACGGCGTTAGATATAGTTGTTCAGTTTGTTAAAAAAGGAATGGTAGATGTGGAATGATACCAAAATTTAGAGCGTGGGACAAAGAAAAGGAACTAATGGGAGAAGTTGTTCAAATAAATTTTGAAATCGACACGATTGAATATGTTGCGTTTACTGATTTGTATGTATGGAGCAATTTTGAAAAAGTAGAACTCATGCAAAGTACGGGATTACAAGACAAAAACGGAGTGGAAATATTTGAGGGAGATATTGTTAAACGTTTTGATAAACTGATTGAAGTAGTTGAATGGAATGACAAAAAAGGTTGGTGGTGTCTCAATGATGGAAGTATAGGTTTAACTACTTTAGGTCAATGGCATCAAGCAATTGAAATTATTGGAAACATTTATGAAAACAAGGAGTTGCTAAATGAGTGAAATATACTTAAAAGACCTTAATCCTGGAGAGTGGTTTGTAGTAATGAACTATGTACTTAAAAAAACAAATCGTGTAGGAGTAGGTTATAAAGCAATATGTACTGATGCAGAGGGAAAAGAGCATGAAGTAAGGCAAGATATAAAAGTTAGGAGAGTAAAGGTATGAAAGAAAAAAATAAAAAGGTAGTAGATGCAATATATCAACAATTAGATAATGACATGATACCTAATAACTTCTGGTTTAGATTATTAAGCACAACAATAACGTTTATGATTTTATACTCTGGAGGATTCTTCTCATGAACAAACCACTAAAATTTAAAGACATACAAGTAAACCAGTATTATTGGGACAATTACAACAATGAGTATGTATTCATAAATAAAAAATCTAAAAAAGGATCTAAACCAAAGTTAGTATACGTTTTTGCTGACACTGCTAGAGAATACAAAGAAGATAGATTTTACATAAAAAAGAAAGGAAGTTAATGCATGAACAAGTATGAGAAGGCATTAGAAACATTAAAAAAGATACCTAATAGAATACCTTTAAAATCATTTACTGATGATGTTGTGAAAGAGGTAGATGAGGCTTTTGTAACACTAAAAGAACTTGTCAACTTAACTACACCAGAAGGTCACAAAAACCTACTAAGTAGAATCCTACCGAAAGAACCAATAAAGGAAACTATACCAATGCAATCAACCGAATCATACATATACAACTGTCCTAAATGTAAAAGCAATTTAGGGGCTTACAGACAAGCCAATTACTGTAAAAAATGCGGTCAAGCCATTTGTTGGCACAATGAAAGGAAAGGGGCAAAACGATGAAATTAATTAGCACACTTGAAACTGAAAAAGCTTTATTACTAAGAAAGCTACCTACTTTGAATTTAGCTCAAAATAGATTAGCTCAAAAGAAAATAAAGCAGATTGATGATGAAATAGCAGCAATTAAAAAGAGCGGTATTCCTACTCTTGATGATATGTATTCAGAAAGAGAATCAAGCTATACAAAAGCTGAAGGAACTATGTAATGAGTATAGACATGGAAGAGTTAGAAAAATATATAAATTTTTTCAAGCAACAATATAGACCAGAAGAAATAAGGCTTGAGTGGTTAAATGGTAAAGCACCTTGTGGTAAATGCTTTATTCAAAATGATTGTGATCAAGCTATGAATTGTGAAATATACCAAAAATGGAGGAGGGCTACTTATGGGAGTTAGAGATGATTTAGAAAAAGTTGCATTACTAGATGCAAAAATATATTCACATATTGAGGAACTAGAACGATTAAGGCATATTGCTTTAGGTTATAGAAGTGTGGTTGATATAAGCAATGTTAAAGCTGCATCATCACCTAAATCACCACAAGAAAAGGTTACTCCGCTAATTATCTTTGAAACTAATAAGCTAGAAGAAACATTACAAGAGCTTAAGAAAATAAGGCAGAAAACATTTGAAAAGGTAATGGGACTTAATGATGGCTACTCAGTAATGATTTTGTTTATGAGATACTTTCAAAGGAAGTCATGGAAAGAAATAGGTGAAACTTTAAATAAAAAAAGGTCTCAAATGTTTAATATCCATGATGAAGCAATAGAAAAATTAGAAAAAAATTAAAAAAAATTGAAATTTGGACACAATCGGACATGTTT